ACTGCTTCGGTCGCAGATACACTCTGGCCAAGCTGGCCGCGCACATTGAGCGCGCGGGCGAGCTGCATCATCTCCTTCTGCGTCTTACCGCGCAGCGCCGCCTGTAGGTCTTCGACCGACTCAGCCTCATAAAGTGCGCTCGGGTCCGCGCCGAAAATCTGCGCGATGATAGCGTCAGCTTGCTCTAAGATGTAGTTCATGTACTCCGGCGTACCGGGTTCGAGTCCGGCATTCGCCATCGTAACCGGGTCTAGGCCGAGGTAATCAACTGCGATGTCCTGCCAGTATTCGCCGTCGGATTGATCCTCCCGGCGTTCCGGGAAGTCGCGACCTTCGCCGTCGCCACCGAGGAGCTGCTTGACAAGGCCGTACGCCTTGTACGCTTGTTGACCGTACCTGAGCGCGTCCTGGGCGGGCAACCCTTGCTCGGCCGGCGGGGTCGTGCCCTCGATCTGCTCCGGCGAGTAGCCGCCGAATCCCTGGTCGCCAAGGCCGGTAAGCGCGTCGCCCACCGGCGCCCCACCGAAGTAGGTCACGCCTTCTGCGAGGTCCGCGTACACCGGCGACGTACTACCCGCGAGCGCGGTTTCGATATCCGGCGCGGTCATAAAGCCTGTCTGATTGATGTAGCTGTTGGGCGAGAACAGACTGCTGAAGTCCTCCATCGGCGCCGTCGGCGCGAAATCAGCCGCATAGCCGATGGCACCGCTGCCCGGCGCCACGTCGTACATGCTCTCGAAGCCGAGATCCCCCGCGCCGCCCAACATTCCTCCGCCAAGAGACCCTATACCGCCGCCTATCGCACCTTTCAGGGCATCGCCTCCGGTGAGCGTGGACTTCACACCGCCCAGAATCGCATTCGCTGCGATATTCGCGCCTGTAGCCCCTAGCGAAGGAGCCAGAGTCGCCGCCAAAGCCGGCGCGGCGAGCATACCCATGCCGGCACTCGCCAGCATCATCGGAATCGCATTCGCGATAGCGCCTCGCCGACTAACGGTGTTGCTCCGCGAAATCGCATCCTTATAGGACTGGACCGCGGCGTTCATGTACTCCTGCGCTCGCGGGTCTTCCGCTGCACCAGGCACCTGCATCAGCAGCTTCGCCATCGCCATTGGATCAGCGCCTAGCATTGGGCCGTCTTGCAATCCCGTACGATAGGTGATGCCAGTCGGCGTGCGAAAAATGTCAGGAGAGAGCTGCTCTGTAGTGCTCCCCACAAGAGCACTGAGCGCAGGCCCGTAGGTCTGTGTCATGTAGTCCTGTAGCGCAGCATCCCCGACGGGCTGCATTATGCTTCCGCTAGGATCCTGCATCGTCAGTGAGCGGAAGTCGATATTCGGCGTGTAACGTATGTTACCTGTATAGCGTTCCCCGCTCCAGGGATCCGAGCTTGCTGTCGGAGCATCAAACGCTGCACCCTGAAGCAACCCGCCTAAGGGCGTTTCGCTTCCGACAGCGCCAAGATATTCGTAGCCTGGACCCCAAGAAGTGAAAGCATCGCCGCCACCCGGAGTCGTCTGCGCATAGTAACCCGCACCTTGCCACCAAGGTGAGGAGAAACCTTCCCCGAACTCGTTATAAGTGCCGTAGGGATCGTTCTGAAGAAAATCCACCGACCCTCTGAGGCGCCGGGGCGCAGAGGCGCCGCTCGGCGCGGGGGCGCCGCTCGGCGCGGGGGCGCCGCTCGGTGTAGATGCCACAGGCGGCGCGTAAAAGGCAGCCCCGGCGCTTGTTGCTTCAGCAGGAGAAGGTGCGCTTGTAGGCATTGCAAACGACGATGACACGAACTGCATCGGCGGAACGTAGAAGTTTCCGTAGGGATCGTATACCCTCCCCGGCTGGCTATAGAAACCTTCCCCAACGTACCCTGCAGGAGTCGCGGTCTCTCCAAACTCGTTAATGACTACAGTGTACCCCGCCGGATAGTAGGTAAGCCCGGCAGCAGCAGCAGCGGCTTGAGTTACAGCGTCGATTGCCATGTTAAAGCGTCCTTAAGGTTAAGGCTTCATCGCCCCGGGCGTTGCGAAAATTCGCATCTGTTGGAGCGTAACAGCGGCAGCATTGATGACGAAGCCAACGCCGACTTGAACCACGTTGCACGAACCGCCGATCGCTACGCGCACATGACCGATTCCGGGGTTTTCCGCGAACTCCACGGCGTCACACGTGAACGTCTCGCTGTTCTCGGTCCCGGCGAGGTAGTCTTCCAACCAGTAAAGCGTGCCGGTCTGCCCGGAAGCCGCTTCGAGCACCAGCGTCACCGCTTTCAAGTGCTTCAGCCGAGCCTCGTCGCCGAAGTTGTTCCATTGCGTGTAGAACAGCAGGCTGTAGGCATTATTCGCGCCATCAGGCACGTAACCCGTGTACTTATGCACGCCGTTCGTGCCGGCGCAGTACCAGTTACCATCCTTGTCGAAGCAGAACCCACGGAAGGGCCGTGCGACGTTCGTCCACTTGGTAGCCGGCGGTACATCCACCTCCGGGATCATCTTCCGCGGATGCAGGCAGAAGGTGGCGTTCGAGGTCGGGAACGACAGGACGTACAGCCCATCCTTCGGATAGTATCCCGCCCGAATCTTCGTCGTTGTTTCTGCAGCAAGCGCGGACACTACGTCCTCGGCGTACAGCTTCGACATGTTTTCCAGATTCAACAACGACGTAACCTGCCCAAGCTGGTCTATGCGGAAGACGCTGTTATCGCTGAGAAAGTAGATGCCGTCGTCAGTCACAATCACGCTGTCGCGCGCTACGCACCCTATGTTACTGACAGTATGCGTAAGCGACATGCTAGCCGGATCGTTATCCGCCGGCAAGGTGTACAGCAAAATCGAGTTCCGGCCAAGGACGACGACACGACCAAATGCTGGCACCACGGCAACGACGCTGTCCTGCCCCTGCGGCCAAGCATTGATCAGGCTCAAATTGCCAGCATCACCGCTGTTCAACGCCGTCCCGTCCAACAGGTTCGACCACCACAGCGTGTAACGGTTACCGCCCGCTGCATCGTCCGCCGCCCACAGCCTGCCGTAACCAGCAACGACAATGTTCGGGCTGCTCGTCCACGGCTGTCCGACGACAGATACAACATCGAAGGTGCTCTCATTGAGACACGTGAACGCTTGCCCCGCCTGCGCCATGAAAATCTTGCCGCTCAGGGATGCGAACTGCCAGTTGTCGTTCGTTATGGTACCGGCGCTCGCGGTACGGATGGCGACGAAGCCCGTCGGTAGGGCGCCGGTGAACAAAGTTCCCGCCGTAGTCGCTACCGTAGAGCTGGCGCCTGTGGTTGCGCTTATGAATTTCAGGTTTCCGCCAACGAGAGATACGGAACCCGCGGCCCCGAGATCCGTATTGATCTCCGCCATAAGCGTTGTGTAGGTCTGCGACACATTGCCTACAACGCTGACGTTCTTCGTAACGCCATCGATGACAACCGTACAGGTGTACGCCGTCGCATCGTTCGCCAGGCCACTCGCCGAAGCACCCGTCTTTGCACCGCCCACATCGACTATCTGGCTACCGGCGCGGTAGTCGAAGCGTGAGGTAAGGGACGCGATGCCGCTGTAAGCTATGCCGGCGCCGGCCGACAGGACGGTGTCCGTGCCATCGCTATTCCGGTGCGTGAAGATCGCGGATAGCGTGTTACTGAAGCCGGCGGTCTGATTCACGAAGTCCTGCCGGCTAGTCACCTTCCCGTTGCGATCAACAACACCGTTCGTCACAACCAGCCCGAAACGTGACTGCGTCTCGGCCTCGGCCGGAACCGTGTCCTCGATCGTGTTCAGCCCGTACGTGCCGGGCAGGTTAATGTTGATGCTGCGAAGGGTCGCCACAGCTTACACCGGATTCCAAGCCATCTCGCTGTCATCGTGCCCGACCTCGAAGGCGATCGCGGATGCCAGCATATCGCGATAACGCCCCTCCTGTGACTGCGCCGCGGTACCGTTGTCGTCGCCGCGTTCCGCAAGCGCCATCGCGATGACACCTTCGATCAACACATGGTTCGGTACGAGCACTACCGTGGCGTCAGCCGTGAGTTCCGCCTGCGGGATGTAAAGGTTGGCTTTCAGCGTGTTCGTCGCATCCGGCGAGGGCCAGATGTCAACTTGCAAGTCGTTGCTGGCGTTCAAGCCGGCGGGCAGATACTTCGTGGGTGGGCCGGTCTCGACCGTCGTAACGCCAAAGAATTTTCGGTTGAAGTCGCGAAAGGTGCCGCGCATCATCTCTGATGCCTGGGTCGTGTTCCACATATCCAGGATCTTCGCCTGCTGCCCGGCATCGGTGAAGGTATACAGCGTCGTGCCGGGGACGGCGGTGATGCTGTAGGTGTCACGCAGGTCGCGCCACATCCACGCGACCTCAATCTCGTTCTTGATCTGGTTGACCATCGTACCGATCATGGCTGAGTACGTTGTAGCGCCATTGGATGCGACCGTCTTCTCCCGCAGACGCGGGAGCACGCGGTTGATGATCTGCAGGTAGGTGAGACCCGAGGCCGACATGGGTTATTTAGCCTTGAGATAGCCGCGGATATACCAGCCGCACACTTGCCGCGGAGCCTCGCCTGACATGAGACGAGCGTGCAGGATAGTTCCTGTAGGGAGGATCGGATTGAAACCCTTCACCTCATTCGATCCAGAACCGCATCCACATGAATGTAGGCACTTCGCGTTAGTGGGCGGTCCCATACCCAACCATGGGACCAGGACAACGGTTCCCACGACATCGTAGGCTTCTACACCGTAAGAAGTGATGCAAAGGTCATATCCTACCGGAACGGTGTAGGGGAGATCCGCTTCCCCGATCACGCCATTATGATTACAGATCGGATCATCAACGACCGAAACCGCAAAAGCTTCTTGTCCATAAACCACCCAAGGAAGATCGGTTTTCTCTTCTCCGGCTATAGCCGGATCAAATGCGAGGAGCGCACGCATAGCCTCTGCTTTTTGTGTGTCTGTCGCGGTATCTTTGAAACTAAGTGACCAAGTAGTCCTATCTTCTCGGTTTCCGATTGAAACCCCGTCGATCGGAGCTATCTTGGCAAGTTGTTTGTGTACCTCATCCGCTAGCATCAGTATCTGCTCCTAAAGTTTATGCCGCACTTGATGAATGTGGTTCCGAAGTCACCACCATAGGTAGTTGTCCCGGAGGCAGTTGCTTGTTCAAGAGCCTGTAAATAATGGAATCCCAATCCAGGACGAGTATCGTACACCGCAGACCAGGGAATCAAGAAAGTATCCGAAAAAGTACCGTTCGCTTGTATCTGAGCAGAATTCGCTGTCGTGCTATTTAGCCCAATTCCTACCCCTCCGTTAGAAGCTACAGAGGTGTAGGCAGTGACTCTAAAATCGCAGTACACACTTTCTTCGTCCAAACCTCTAACGAACGATGCTCGATTATTAAGCCCTGATCCAACACCCCCGGTATTGAAGGGGTGCATCGTTGTGTTTGTAGTTGTCCAAGAATCGGCGGTCTCCTGATTTATCCCAGAAAACAACACTTTGTTATACGCGTTCCACAGCCCCAAGAAAATTGGATCTCCACCAGAGGCAGCGCCTCCGATTTCCCAATCAATCGTCGCCGAACCATCGCTCCGCACTGTTCCAGCGTATGTCCCGCGTTGCGCGGCGGGGCCGTTAGTGATACTGTTGGCGTTCATCCATACGCCATTGA